ATGTACCCGCATATACATTTGATACCACGAAGGACTGGCGATATGGCAGATCCAAGAGGTGGTGTTCGTCATGTAATACCAGAAAAAGGAAACTACAAAAAATGAACGACGATGTAGCTATAGTACCATGTAGTTGCGGGCGTAGTCCAACCGAACAGTGTGTAGGCTGGCATAGCTTGCCTTATGACGAATTCCAACGCAGGCAACGTATGTGGCTGGAAGAAGAACTAAAACGTGATCAAGAGCTTGAAGAATACAAGCGCCAGGCACAGGAACTTTGGAGTGATAGTTGTACAACTCCTAGATCTAAGAGTTAACAATGTCTCAAAATATCATAAAAATTAATTGGCAATTAGGGCAAGACAACAGTAAATGGTGGAACAGCATCTGTGCTGACATAATGCAAATTTTTGGTTTGCCAGGTGATCGTTATACCACACATGCTAACGTTGATTATATGACTTTTGATTTCAAATCCAAAAAAGATGCAATGTTATGCCGCATTCTTTTAAGTGATAAAGTTGACAACTGAACCTAAATAAAGTATAATACTATCATGGAAACAGCCAGAGATATAACTGAACAACTTATCAGACGTGTTAAGAATCTACAGAAGTATACTGTAGAACGTTACATGGATATGCCACCATTTGTAGGAGGTAGGATTCCGTTTGATATTAGCCATACTGCGGGCGGTCCTTTTATATTCACAGTGTACGCATCCTCCTCTGATGAAGCAAAGAAGATGGTAGACAATTGGTTGGACAATTTGGAGGATCCAGAATGCTAGAAGCTCAGAAGCCAGCTGAAGGAATATTACTACAGAAAGACTGGGGCAACAGTAAGATGTATGCCGCAGTTTGCGAATGCACCAGTGAAGACTGCACTCATACACTTGATATTGAATCTGATGATTTCAGTGTAACTGTGAACATTTATACTGTACAACATACAGATTTTTGGAATGAATCAGTTAAGCCTAAATATGATATCGAAAATCCTTGGTTACAGGAATTTAATTGGTTCTGGACCGGACTATGGAATGGGCTTGTTAATCGCTTAAGGTTAACACGCGATATTTGGTTTAAGGGTTATATCAAATATCAAGGTACCCTTATCTTGACTGAGCAGGCGGCTCTTAACTATGCAGAGACTATGAAGTCTGCTATTAAGGATGTCAAAGAGTTTAAGAACGTTAGTAAAGAAAAATCAAAAGTAAGAAAATTAGCAGAACAAGGTGATTGTGAATGAGCAAGATTAAGATAGCAGAATTATTTTATAGTGTACAAGGCGAAGGGCGTTACATGGGTGTACCGTCTGTTTTCTTGCGTACATTTGGATGTAACTTTAAATGCGCTGGCTTTGGCATGCCTAAAGGTCAGTTGAGCACTGAAGTGGATGACATTGCAGCCAATATCACAAAGTATAAGACATATAAAGAACTACCATTAGTAAGCACAGGTTGTGATAGCTATGCTAGTTGGGATCCAAGATTCAAACAGCTAAGTCCCATGATGAATGTAGAAACTATCGCTGATGAAATTATGAAGATGTTGCCATTTGGTGAATGGCGAGATGAACATTTAGTCATCACAGGTGGTGAACCTTTGTTAGGATGGCAACGTGCATTTCCAGACCTGTTGGATTTAGAAAACATGGTGGGTCTCAAAGAAATTACTTTTGAGACAAATGGCACACAAGAGTTAACTCCAGAATTTAAAGAGTATCTTCAAGACTGGGCAGGTTCAGGATTTGATAATGAAGTCACTTTCTCAGTCAGTGCTAAATTGAGTTGCAGTGGAGAAAGCAAAGAAGATGCTATCAAACCTGAGATCGTATGTGGGTACGAAGATGTTGGTTACACTTATTTGAAGTTTGTAGTAGCTACAGAAGACGATGCTAAGGAAGCTATCGAAGCAGTGGATATATACAGAGCAGCAGGTTTTGCTGGCCCAGTATATTTGATGCCGGTAGGTGGTGTTGAAAGCGTTTATACGCTGAATAATCGTCGTGTAGCAGAACTGGCTATGAAGCATGGCTTACGATACAGTGATAGGCTACAAGTGCCGTTATTCAAAAATGAGTGGGGAACTTAAAAGGACAAATTATGGCTACAAGAAAACCAAAAGCACAAGATGACGGAATCGTTGTTGAAAAACCAAAGAGAACACGCAAGCCCAAAGTTGACCCAAACAACTTGACTAAGGAAGAAGCAACTGCTCAGAAGCTGCCTTGGGTTAAAGTGCTAACAACACACGTGGATCAAAAGAATCCCCGTAATGGATTTTTCGAGCTTGACTGGAACGAGTATTTTGTGTTAAACTTAAAGAGTAATGGGTATCCAGGATCTACTGACGAAGAGATTGTCGATGGCTGGTTCAAAGTGCTGTGCTATGGCATAGCGCAAGACGAAGATGTCAGCATGGAGCGTCGTGGATTGGGATATATTAACGTAAACAGTTTAGGCAATGGAAGGTCAGAAGTCAGCTAATATGACATATATCCTTGTAGATACAGCAAACACTTTTTTCCGTGCTAGGCATGTGATTAACGGTGATCTCAGTACCAAAGTAGGTATGGCCATGCACATTACTTTCAACAGTATTAAGAAAGCATGGCAAGACTTTGATGGGCATCATGTAGTGTTCTGTTTAGAAGGTCGCTCGTGGCGTAAGGACTTTTATAAGCCCTACAAAGCACAACGAGCTGAAGCCCGCGCCGCACATACAGAAAAAGAGCAAGAAGAAGATCGTGTATTTTGGGAGACATTTGACGAGTTTAAAAACTTTGTCATTGGCAAGACTAACTGCACAGTCTTACAGCATCCTAATCTAGAAGCTGATGACCTTATTGCTGGTTGGGTACAGGCCCACCCACAAGATAAGCATGTCGTCATTAGCACAGACGGCGACTTTGCACAATTAATTGCTCCCAACGTTAAGCAATACAATGGTGTTAGCGAAGTAACAACTACACATGAAGGGTACTTCGATGCCAAAGGCAAACGTGTCAAAGACAAAAAGTCCGGCGAAGAAAAAGCGCCGCCTGATCCAAAATGGTTGCTATTCGAAAAGTGTATGCGTGGAGATACCAGCGACAATGTCTTTTCGGCTTATCCAGGTGTACGAACTAAAGGGACAAAGAATAAAGTTGGTCTCCAAGAGGCCTTTAACGACCGAAATAGTAAAGGCTGGGCTTGGAACAATCTAATGTTGCAGAAGTGGATGGATCATGATGGTAAAGAACATCGTGTTTTAGATGACTACAACCGCAATGTTATGCTATGTGATCTCACCGCACAGCCTGATGATGTTAAGATTAAAATTGCAGAGACTATTGCTAATGCAACTGATAATCCTAAAAACATATCGCAGGTTGGAATCCGACTTATGAAATTCTGCGCAGAATATGATTTGAATAAGATCAGCGACAATATAACACATTACGTAGAACCATTTAATGCAAGGTACAATTATGACAATAGCCAAGCCGTTAATTCCTAATAAGGAATGGATTGTAGAAGATCAAGGTAAGAAGATTGGAACACTCAGCAAGACTAAGGGAGGTTACATTTTCTTCCATAGAGGAATAAGTGTAACCTTTAACGATTTTGCGCAGGCACAAGAAGATTTACATTTTGATGTCGAGCCAAAACAAAAGGTAAAAACAGAGTCATGGGAAGTATATGGTTATTCTACAAAGATGAAACCTTATAATCCGTTGTACGATGTCAAACACAAATTGCCGTTATATACAAAGAGTGCTAAAAGTCAAAGTCAGCACGGTGCTGGGCATTATGTTATTAAGTTTCCCAAGGGATGGGTTAAGAGCTTTTGTCCTAAATTAATCACTCTGCAGAGATATCCATATGCAGGCCCGTTTCATACTGATGCTGAAGCTAGGCAAGAACTATCTAAGGTGAATCGTGGACAAAGTTAATAGTTTAGCCATTCAAAACTTTTTAAGTAAGGTTAATGTTGCTAGAAAAAGCAACCAGCGTCAGATCAATTTATCTATGGATGAATGCAGCGAAATCGCATTACAGTTGGGTATTTTGATGAGTTTAGCACTAGAAAAAACTCAAAATCAGCCCCAAGAATTATCTGGGGTTATTAATGTACAGGCCGATGGAGGCTCATTTTAGCATAAATATCTACGTACATAACGTGGATATTTAAAATGAGCCGACCAAAACCAAATGTTCTTTTAGAACACACTAATAAAAAAAACTATAAAATCGAGCAGGTTTTAGAGAGCGATGCCATTTGGGCTGTATTCTATAAAGATCAGCCAATCAATTTAAAAACCAGCAGCCTTGTTGCCAGCTACCCTGGACCCAAATATAAAAAAGTGTCTTTTAGCAATCCTGGCCACGCCCATAATTTGGCTAAGAAGATGAATAAGATGTTTAACTGTTCTGACTTCTCAGTTTATAAGTTAACCACTGGGCAACGTATTGATGATCAGGAATGAAATCACCGAAGCAATATTGAACGGAATGGGACTTCCCCATTTTCCTGAAGATATCAAAAAAGCCAATTCCGAATGGTGGGCAAACCCTGCGAGATCTAGCAGTAGTCTACAGCTAACTAGAGAAGGCTTTGAAACATTCAACAAAGCCGAAATCCAATTTTACAAGGTCGACTTCAATGACGAGATCAATTTGACTGGACAATTCCATTTAGATTTGATACGTAGCATGCCTTGTCCATTTTATGTCAATTTCAAAAAACGTTGTGTTCATGTAACATCTGACAAGATTGCTGTACAGCTTTGTCTATATGGTGGAAATTTAACACAGTTTATCAAAATTAAATCACAGACCCGCAAAAAATCCCTTGACAAATCCGCTTAGATTTAGTATAATAATGGAACAGTAAGCAACTGTGTACATTTTTTAAACGAGGTCATAAATGAGCGATAAAGTAAGCGTCAATCGTGCAGTAACACCTAACGAAGCTAAGTCAGCTATCCGCAAGTGTTTGAAAATCAACCGTCCACTATTCCTCTGGGGTGCTCCTGGTATTGGTAAGTCCGACATTGTTCACCAGATTGGTGCAGAGCAAGGTCGTACTGTTATTGATATCCGTTTGCCACTTTGGGAACCTACTGATATCAAGGGTATCCCATTTTTCAATCCAGAATCCAAGTCTATGGAATGGGCTGCTCCTGCAGAACTTCCTAGCGATCCTAATAGCACTGCTATTATTTTCCTAGACGAACTTAATGCGGC